TTAGATGGTGGTGCGGCCTACATCACCGGGACCGAAGTTTTCCCGGTATTGGCCCAAGTAACCGACAGCCGTTTCCGCATTGGTGAAGAGACCGACCGTGCCCCCGGCAATAGCGCCCATCGCGGTTGGCACGACCAGGCCGACCAACTGGGAAAGTGCGCCGAAGCCGAAGCCGCCGGCACCGCCCCATTTCCCACCGATTGCCATGCCCGTCGCGGCGCCGTCGACGGCGCCTACGATCATGCCGGAAAGAGTTCCACCCGAAACGCAGGTGACTTCAATGTCATTGAGTTCTTTCATTTCATATATCTCCTTTAGGCTTCCCATGAGTCTGGAAAGCCATTCGATGGTACTAATCCGAAAGAGTGGAATGAACTGCCAGGATTAGCGGTTTTTCATGGGCTCGATAATTCGTTTGACAATGAGTTTCAATATTCGGCGGATGAAGGTTTGCCACTCCGGGTAAACTTTGCGAATGATTAAGGCCGGTTCGTGCGACACCTCGATAAGACCTGTTGAACAAGTCAACGCCGTATCGAGGGCTCATTCATATCGGCTCCGGCGAACCGCTCTTCGTCCGAGTCAGTACGGCCTCGCATAGCGGCATTTCATGGCATCAGCCGGTCGAGCAGCGGCGAGCTGAACAGCCGATGCGGATCGGCTTCGTTCAACTGGCGCGCCGCGGCGTCCCAATCGTTGTCTGCGACCAGGCCTTGGCGTAGCGACTGCGCCACCAACTGGTCGACCACCGTCGGCTCGGCCCAGGCGGCGGTGGGGCTGTAGCCCCAGCCCTTGCTCCACTCCACCCGCAGCGAGGCGTAGTCGCCGCTGAAGTGGTCGAACAGCCAGGCCTCGAACTCGTGGTAGAAGGCGTTGGCCTGCGGAGTGCCGGGCAGGCTGAGGATGTCCAGCCAGATCGCCGTGTCCCATTCCGGCTGGTCGGGGCGCGGACGGATCGCCGACAGACTGGGCACCTGGGCGCCGGGAACGATCGACTCGCCGGGCTGGTCGAGCCCGCTGACGCGAATCTCCACCGGGCCGTTCATGGGGTAGTGGCCGTTGGCGCGGTAGGCGGCGACCATCGTCTGGTACTGCAGGTAGAACTCGTTGATCACCCGCTGCACGTCGCGACGCCGGGTCAGCACCGCGTAGCCGTTGGCGGTGACGCGCAGGGTGCTGGGCTTGATGTACAGCAGCAGGTCCTTGCTCCAGCCCCAAAGGTCGTAGCCCAGGGTCAGCGCCATGCCGCCCACTACCAGGTCGTACTGCAGCTTGCCGAGCAGCGGGGTGAGTTCCGGGTGGCCGGTATTGATCGCCGCCAGCAGGTCGGACAGCGCCTTGGGAATGTTGTCGGAGAAGGGGTAGTTGAACGGGCCGTTGACCGCGCGGGCACCGAACGGGCAGCGCGGGGTCGGCGTCCAGACCTTCAGCCAGGGCTTGTCGGTGAAGGGGAACCAGATGGCCTCGGCGCGTCCGCTCTTTTGCAGGAAGCTGTCGAAGGTCCTTCCGCCGCTGCCGGCCGCGGCGAACATCTCGCTCGCCGGGATGTTCACGTAGCTCTGGCAGCGCATGCGCTTGTTGACCCCGGCCTGGAGGGTCGCCTCGACGATGAAGGCGCGTCCGAGGTGGACGAGGAACGGCGCGCAGGCCGGATCGTCGCGGCGGAAGGTCTTCAGCACGTATTGTCCGGCGGCGCCGTCCCAGACCACCGCGGTCAGCGCCACGATGCTGTTGCTCAGGGAGCCGTAGCTCTGCCCCGGCAGGCGGCTTTCGCCCTGCGCCGGGATGCCGGTGCCGTGGCCGTCGATGGCGAGCACCCCGCCGAGGGTCAGGTCGCCCGGCGCCGGCGTGGCGACGAAGCCGAGCTTGACCCGCTCCAGCTGTTTCAGCAGGGCTTCCATGGTGACGCCGGTCTGCGCGCTGAACAGGCCGAACTCGCCCTGGGCGTCGATCCGTACGCGGGTCAGGTAACGGCTGGTTTCCACCAGCATGATGCGGCTCTCGCAGTTCTCGCCGCCTTTCAGCAGCAGCGGGGACCAGTTGTGACCCATGCCGCGCGGGCGCACCTTGAAGCCGTTCTGCCAGGCCCAGTTGACCACCGCGAGAACCTCTTCGTTGGTGCGCGGGGCGCAGCTCCAGAGGTCGTCGGCGGCGATTTCCCCCGACCAGTTGCGGAACGCCCGCCGATAAAGTTCGAGGCCGGCCGGAAAGCCTGCCGGCGCCGGACAGCTGCTGGCGGCGGCTTCGGCGGGCTGGATGACGAAGGCCGGGGTCCAGCCGGCCACCAGGCCGACCGCGCCGAGCGTGGCACTCTTGCCGAGGAAGCTGCGGCGCGACAGACCGCCGGACTCCTGGTCGGGATCGTCGACGAAGGCGTCGGCTTGCTGGATGGGGTCGTGCATGGCGGTTCTCCTGATCGGGGCGCTGGTCGCCCCTTCCCGGTTGCCGGGTCCTTGGTCGCCGCCGGGGGCGCCCAGGCCTCCGGCGACTGGGGAGGCCCGCTCCGCGACGGGAGCGGGCCGAGGTCCTGGGATCAGGTCCACTCGGTGTCGTAGTGGTAATCGATACGGCTGGTATCGCCGCCGAGCAGGCCGCCGACCGCGGCGACGCCCTTGAACACGCCGTAGCCGAGGGTGTCGGCCAGTTGATGGATGGGGGTCAGGCCGACGGCGTTGAACACCTTGCCGACCGAAGAGATGACCGACGTGTTGAGCAGGTCGTTGGACACCTTGACCACATCGACGATGGCATCGCCGACGAAGCTGAAGAGTCCGGCGCCCGATACCTGGTCGATTTCATCGAAGCTCAGTTCCTGAAGTGTGGCGAGTTGCATGGCGCTATTCCTTCATCAATCAAGTTTTGAGCGATAGCCGGCCCTCTCGCATAAACATCGGTTTGCGAAGATAGAGTGACTATCGGTTGCCAGCCGCTCTGGAAAAGTACTTTGCCGGCTGGTCGCTGAAAATTACTGATCTGCCGGCGAGAGTGTCAATCTGGGAAGTTGATAGGGTGAACTTGGAATATCCATGTTAGGCAAATGACGCCGATATTTTGTCAGTGGAATTGGTCGATGTTTTTTCGAATGCCGCGATAAGCATCTGGATATTGCTGATCCATTGATATTCGTGGGTGCTGGGAAGCGGTTCGCTATTTTTACGAGATGATGCGCCAATCCAGAAAAGTATCGAATTATTGCTTTCGGAAAAAATTCAACTGCCTTGCTGATAGGTTTCTTCCGGTCGAGTTATTGAAGTACACGTCCGGTCGGGCGTTGTTTTTCAAAGTAGAGAAACCGGCGTCATAAATTTGTGCGGATAACTGGCGGGTAAACTTTCCCAGGCTGCGCTTCTGTTGCGAGGAAGTGCCTCGGTTCGTGTCGAGGCGCTTTCCAGCCTTGACAGCCCGGCACAGGCGCGTAGAGTGCCGCGCATGAATCGTGCAGCCCTGACCTTCAAGCGCTATTACGCCTATCTGCTCCCTCATTGAGGCGGTAGATGCGTCGCTGCATTCCCGAACCGCCCGAGGCGGCGGTCCGGTGATCTTCTGCCTTATGTTTGATTTTCTATGTGCATCAGTAGCTTAAGGCTGATCGCTTCCGCAAATTTTGTATTCGTTTCCGCAATTCATGCCTATCTAACGGGGTTCACGGCCTTCCCGATCCGACGGTAGACGCGTTTCGTGATCTCTTGAGTCGTGTGTCCGAGCAGGTCTGAGGCGTCGGCCAGGCTCTCGATATCGGAGGCCGCCTTGGGGCGAATGTCCCGGAACTGGAACTGCATGATCTCCCTGGCCAAGTCTTGGTCACCCGCCTTGATCGCCTCCTCGGCCGCAGCCTTACGTGCGGTATCGAACCTGGTGCGAAGCATCTTCTCTGTCATCGGCTGGCCCTTCTCGTTGGTGACCAGCGCCGGAGAGTCGGAGGTGATCGACTCGATCAGGCGGCCGAGCTGCGTCATCTGCCCGTCGGCGCGGCGGAGCCGTATCCGGAGCTTGCGCGACGTCTTGTTCTGCCCGACCAGCAGGTAGTCCCCGGAAACGTCGCTCTTGCGCAGTTTCCTCACGTCAGCCGGACGCTGGCCTGTCAAGTACGCGAGGTCCATCGTCACCCGCAGATCGTCCGGCGCTTTCTCGTAGAGCGCCTTCCACACCTCGTCCGTGACGTACACATCGCGCGGCTGCTCCTTGTTCTTCTTCACCCCGCGACAGGGGTTTTCCATGCTGGTGATGCCCCACTCCCTGGCCATGTTGTAGGCGAAGGAAAGCAGGGTGATCTCCCTATTCGCTCGAACCTTGGCCGTCCTGGCGTCTCGGTACTGAGCGATGGTGCTCGGCGTAATGTCCTCTACCGGGGCTTCGTCAAAGGCGCCCAGCAGTTGGCGGATCATCTTCGAATACTCTTTCTGGGTCTTCGGCGCCTTCGTCGGAACCACGTCCCGCTCGAACCTGCGCAACAGGTCGCCGACGGTCCGAGTGGTTGGCGGCACGGCCTTTCTCTCCAGCTTCGCCCACTTCTCCCGAGCCTCATCCAAGTCCGTGCCCAGCGGGATCTCCCTGCGCCTCCCCTCAGCATCCCGCCCGTCGTAATAGTAGCCGACCCAGACCTTTCCTGACTTCATCGTCCGGGTACGCTTGATCATGCGAGGCGGCAGGCCCCGGTTCTTGTTGCTCCGCGGTCTCATCATCTAACCCTGGACAGGTCCAGGCTCCACTTCTCGGTTGCTTCCATCGTCGGCTTCACGCCAGCCAGCTTCAGGCGGGCATATACGCGCCCAACTATTGGGCGGTTCGCCGCGGTCACGGCGTACTTCCAGCCGTACCTGTTCAGCCACTCGATCTGCTTGCTCGGGTACTCGCGCCCAGTCAGCTCGGCGACTTCCTCTTCGGACAGGAACTCGGATACGGGGCTAATCGAGCTTCCCATTCCCTATCTCCTCTTCGTTGCGCGCTACGGCCAGGCGTAGCGGCACTTCGTGGCGCTCGCGGGCAACCAACTCACCGTCAACCACCTCGGTCGGTTCTTCATGGCACACCTTCTCCAGGGCCTTGAGCGCAGCGCGGATGTAATTCGGTACGGCTACTGACTTTTGGTAGTGCTCGAGCAGCCGCTGCTTGCCGTCCTCCGTCACGCATTGGAAGTGGTCGAGAGCCTCTTTGGCGGTAGTGACGATTTCCTCTGGCTCTGCTCCTACCTCGCAACGAACCCAACCGATCAGGCGGCGCAGGTGGTTCATCTCGGCCCGGGTCAGCCGGCGCGCGGTCATCTGCCTACTCACCAATCACCTCCGGCTTTCGCTCAACCGTGCGGATTGAACCGTCCTGGCTGTGGACGGTGAGTGCCGGTCGCCGAATCTGCACAGTGCCGTTCGGCGCCATCTCCTGCCGCGGGACTCCGTAAAAGGGCCCGCCCGGGGCGAACGGATCGGGAATTGCCGACGGATTCTCAACCAGGAACCTCTGGAACAGGTTCTGGACCGCTGCGGTAAGGGGTCCCGTGTTCCCTCGGTTGGAGCGGCCGCTCTTGTGGTCTGCGCTGTCCTCGAACTCCCCACCAATCCAGAGCAGGCCGCCAACGACTCCGGCGTCGCCCGCGCAGGCCTCGGCAGCCTCGGCACGGTGGGCATGATTCACCCCCAGGAGATCGCACAGGTCGTCAAACGACAGGGCCTGCTCGATCATTGCTGAGTTTCCGATAAGCCAAGCACCGCTCTCCTCCATGGCTTGTCTCGCAGCTCTGGTGCGATCCAGATATGCCGCTCGCTCGCGCTCAAGCGCCTGCTCGGTGAACGGCATGCCCTTGAGGAGCCTCCGACACACCTGGCGATACTCGGCGAAGCTGGTGTTGCGATCGGCGCACACCGCGCGGACGAACATCCGGAGGGCCGCCAAACGGACGCGCAGGTTACGGCGACTGTCGGCGTAGATATCGATCAGCCTGTGCAACGTTGCGCCCTTCATGACCGGCTCTCCTTGTTCGTGTCGCAGATCCGCAGGTCGACGCCGCAGGCCTGGACCAGTTCGGTCAACTCGCCGAGCTTGGTGTTGGGGTTCTGCATCGCCTGGCCCAGGCGGACCAACTGTTGGCCTAGGGTGGCGAGCGGGGTAGGGTGATACCCTGGTGGTGGTGGAATGTCGGAGCCTCTCATCACTGGCATACCTCCCAGATGAACAGGGTCTTGAACGGCTGTAGTGCGGCGCCGGCGGCAACAGTGGCCAGGCCAAACAGCGCGACGAGTGCGATAGCGGTCAGTGCCTTGCGCATGGTCATTGCTCACCTCCAGACGCTGGCGCTGCTGGTAGTTGCATCCAATGGGTAACGTCCAAAAGTTCTTGGAACTGATCCATGAAGAAGCCGTTGTGCTGAGTGGCGAACTCGACCCCTCCATCTACCCACACGAGTACGCACTTATCTTCCGCTGGGAGTCGATCATCGATCGCGACCCACCCGTTCTGGTCGCACTTCCTCTGGTCCTTGCACAGAGCGGCTGCCTCTTGCTCGACCTGGGCCAGGTGTTCCTCCAGCGGAGGCAGGTCCTGAGCAGCTTCCTGGGGCTGGTCGGTGGTGCCGGTGATGGGGTCGAAGGCAGAAGGCTTCAGCCCCTGTGCTGGCGCTTCGTTGAACGTCTGAGCGTGCCGAGCAAGGCCGAGCGGGTCGCGCTCGCGGGCCAATCCCGGCGCGGGGTAGGGTCGCTCGCCGGCACTACCCGGTCCGGACAGAGGTTCGCCGCCAGGGTTGCCCGGCTCTGAACTCGCTCCAGCGCCACTCAACGCCGCCAGCGCGATCTGTCGCATGTTCGCCGCCGGGAGGTCGTCCTGCTCGGGGCAGGGGAGCTCGGCGATGGTGCGGAGCGCCAGGAGGGCTCGCTCGAGCGGAATCTCTCCTGCACCCTCGGTGCCGGCCAGGTGCTTCGCTACCGTTTCCCGGATGACGCGTAGCGCGTTCATGGCCTGGAGCGAGCTACCGTCCTGGCCGAGCTTGGCGGTCAGGTCGATCTGTTTAAACAGGGCATGGGTCATAGGTCACCCCCTTGCTCGGCGCTGCGCACTGCCTGGTAGGCGAGGGCGTAGCAAGCCATTTGCACCAGCAGGCTCGAAGCCGCGAGTGCAGGGTGATCTGTGAGGGCCAGGGCCGCCACGTGCAGAGCGCCGGTAGGGATGGAGAGCCAAGGGCGGGCGAGCAGGTTCGCGGCTCCTTGCTCCTTGATGCCGCCGGCGAATATCAGCAGCCAGCAGAGAACGTTCGTGGCCGCCGCCACATAGAAGGCGAACTGGTGAAGCGACCCCTGACCGAAGTACAGGCACGCGCTGAGCAGCAGGCTGATCGCGGTGCCGATGAGTGCTTGCTTCATGGTCAGTGCCCTCCGGTGGCAGCGGTCAGAGCATCGAGGAGCGCTTGCTTCCGGCGCTGACCGTGCAGGTACTCGCGCAGGGCGATGATGACCACGCTGTTCATGCTGCGTTCATCGCGCCTGGCCTCGGCTTCCACCTCGGCCCTCAGGCCGTCCGGCAGTCGGACAACGAACTTGTCCATGTCCCGGCTGGTGCTGGCCGGCAGTTCGGTTACAACGGTTGCTCGTTTCATGATCAGCCCCCCGCCTTCACGAACCGGTGGTTGTCATCCAGCTTGTAGGCAACACCTGGCTCAAGGCCGTCTTCGCCGATATAGCCGATGACGGTGCGGTACCGTTCGGTCTTTTCGTCCCAGTAGCGGATTTGGATCTCGCCTTTCTTCCCGGCGGTGGCGGTGCCCTTGTACCCGGCGGTGGCGGTGCCCTCGTTCCCGGCGGTGGCGGTGCCCTCGTTCCCGGCGGTGGCGGTGCCATATGCGCCTACCTGACAGAGTTCCTTATCGCCTGCCTGTAGGGTGGCGCCGATCACTGCTACGCCAGCCGCGCGCGGTTCGTTTGCGATCAGGAACTGTGTTGCGCTTGCCTTGTCCCCGATGTGACGGACTGTGCAGCGAGGAAACTTCACCTTGCCGCCGAGGGCGATCAGGTCGGAGAGACCCACTTCAACCACCAGCCACTTCGCATCTGCGTCGCCTACGGTGCTGCTGCAATCATGGTCGCCCTGTCCGAACAGCCATCCATGCAGGCCGTGACCGCACTTGTTGTCCTTCTTCCAGTCCGGGGCTTCGACTACCGCTCCGATCTTGTCTGGCCACTGAAACCCGCCGTGGCTGGTGAGATCAGCACTGCAGGTCCTGAGGATGAGAGCGGTGCCTTGCTTCTTGGTCTTTGCTTTGGTGGTCATGCTTTTCTCCAGTGGCGCCATCGCTGGCGCCGGGGCGAGGATGGCTACTTGCTGATGCCGATGAAGGGCAGCGGGGAGCCGCTGGCCATGTAGGTGGGCAGCTTGCCGTCCCACTTCTCGACCGCGTTGAGGGTCACGACGTCGGGGTTCGAGCGCAGCGCCTGGGCGCGGATCTCGATCGCCTTCGCATCGGCGGTGGCCAGGGTCAGCTTCGCGTCCGCCTCCCCCTGGGCCCGAGCGCGTTCCTTGTCGGCTTCGGCCTTGGCTTGGGCGACCTCGTTACGGCGCTGCTCGGCCATCTGAGTGGCCTGGATCTTCGCGTTGAGGCTCTGCGTGACCTGCGGCGGGAGGACCAGGTCGGATGCGTAGTAGATGCGCTCGATGTTGATGCCGATGGGCGCCACCTGGTCGCGCACGCGCTTCTCGACGGCCAGCAGCAGGTCCGCCTTGCCGGCGCCATAGACACTCTCGACTGGAAGCTTCGAGGCAACATCGTTGAAGGCATCGCGCACCATGTTCCGCAGGAACTTGTTCGTGATTTCGTCGATTCCCGCCCGGTACTTCTGAAACAGCGTCGTCACCTTGTCGGGGGATACCGAGTAGGTAATGCCGACGGCGCCGCCAACCTTCATGCCCTCAACGGTTTGGAAGCTGATCGCTTCCTCGCCGCCCCAGGTCTCGGTCTGCGTGAAGGTGGGGAACAGGTAGAGCTCCTCGTTCACGCCTACCCAGTAGCGCCCAGTTCCGACCTCACGCGTCTCCACACCCTTCTCGGAGCCGTAGAGATTGACGATCACGCCGACGTTGCCGGCAGGCACCTTCGAACAGCCCACCAGGACGGCGAGCAGGCACAGCATTGCAGCAGCGGGAATCCGCTTCATTGGTCTTTCTCCTTGCTGGTGGTGGCCGCTTGTTCGCGGCGGGTGTTGGCGAGGTGGATGCCGAGGCAGACCGAGGCGATCAACCAGACGCCGGGGATGGCGAATCCCGCGAAAACCAGAACGTCGTCGCGGCTACTGACCAGGGCCGGCCCAATGCCGCCCACCAGGGCGACTGACAGTCCGGCATAGGCCAGCAGCGCGATACAGATCAGGAAGAGCTTCCCGGGCTTGATGAGAGGTTTGTTGTCCATGCTTTCCTCCAGGCAAGCCGATGGCCTGCCGCGGTTGTTGGCTTTCGCGAAAATCGGTTGATTACTGCTGGGCTGCTTCGGCGCGTTCGGTCTGCCGCGTCAGATCAGCCCTCTCTGTTGCAGGTCGTTCAGTTCTGCTTCAGCAAATGCGGCCGCTGCCTTCAGGTCTGCCACCGTAAGCTCGTCGACCGACTTTCCCAGGCCCTGGATGTGCCGGGCGAAAGCGCGCTGTGCCGGCCCGTTGTAGCCATGGCAAAAGTCGGCCGCTGCGCGCAGTTCACCGTCGAGCTGCAGCGCCAGGATGTTGAGAGGATCGTTTCTGTCCCAGGCCATGATCACGCCACCCAGGCCACGCCATCGCGGCGAGCAGTCAGACGAGTTTCGATCTTCCTTTCGCCGCCACGACGGCTGCGCATCATGTGGTCATCGTTGAGCAGTGGCTGACCGGCGACGAGGAAGGCAAGGGCGATCACGGCGGGCGAGATAAGCCCGCGGCGCATGGCTTCAGCTACCAGGGCGGCACGTCGGGTTACCCCGAGTTTGGTGGTCGCCGCCAAGACGCGCTTACCCACCGTGCCCGGCTGCATGCCCAGGTCGCGGGCCAACTCCTTGCTGGTACGACCCGCAGCGATGCCCAGGACGCACTGAAGCTCACGCAAGGACAGGCCCTTGCCGAGGAAGCCGGTGAAACCGTGTGCGGTGATGGTTTGTGGATGCATTGCTGTCTCCCGTGTGTGCAATTCAATGTATTCATATATGAATTTCATGTCAATGCATTATTGAATTTTTCGAGAGAAAAAAAAGCCCGCAATGCGGGCTTGATAGGTATCCGGTGGCTATCGCCTTCGAATCTTGAGAATCCGCTCTACCTTTTCTGAATGGGTGAGTGGGTCTTCGAACTCAAGCGTGATCTTCACTAGGCGGCTTCGTTGCGCTGCGCTAAAGAGATCACCCAGGTCATCCGAGAGCACCTTAAGCAGAAGCTGCTGGAGGCTGCTTGGCTTATGCCTGCTCCCCTCCAGAGCAATGCAAGGCCTTATTGAATAACCGCGTCGAAGGCCATTGCTGTCTGTCAGTTTCAGCTGGAGCTCAGTCTGGCGCGGATCAAAATCTTCAAGGTCTTCATTCTCAAGCTCTTGGCGCTCTTTATCCTCAATATCTAGTTCCCGCAGTTCGTTCTCTTCAAGAATTTCTTGCTCGCTTGGCGTAAATGGAATGCTTCCCGACCAAAGCCACTCTGCCGAGACCCCCAGCGCCTTTGCTAAGCGGGTGACGGTCTCCCTTCTTGGCTGACCGGTGTCACCTCTAGCAATGCGGTGAACTGTTGGCTGCGGCACATGAGCGCGCCGGCTTAGCTCGGTTTCAGACCATCCTTTTTCTGACATTAGCTCTCTGAGCCGCTCCGCGAGCGTCATGGCGAAAGTCACCCCTTGTAAGACGATGAGAGATTGTATTGCGATGCCCTATTCGTTTGTGTATGTTTGTCAATGCATAGATGAATAGGGTCGTGCAGGATGAATATTCCCGAAGCTTTGGCGAGGCTTGGCTCAGTTGGCCTCTCGCAAAAGGCAATTGCAAAAGCCGTTGGATCGAGCCAATCCACCATCAATAGGGCATCGCATGGTAAGGATATCCGGTTTTCCACCGGCGCTTTGATCATTGAGTTGGCCGAGAGTCTTGAGAAGACCGCAAGCTCCGCCGACCTTGAGCCCATTCTGCCGTCCGATTCCCACATCCGGCAGTGCGCTGATACCGCTGTTCAGGCATCCAGTGTCGAGGTGGCTCCGTGATTTCCCGTCAAAAGCCCGTTTGGCCCCTTCCCGTGAGTGCAGTTTCACGGGCGAAATCTGGGGACCTGGCCGATGTGAGCGGCCCGACAAGACGTCGGGACCATGGTGTTCATCGGAAGGGCCTCTTGAGGGCCTTCGTTTACCAAGCCACTTGGGATATTTCTAAAAGGGTGCAGGCGACCTGCATCGCCTCGTCAATGAAATCAGGAGCTTGCACTTTGGAAAAGTCTGATACGCGCGTTCGCGCCCCTTCATCAAAGCCGCCCTGACCTGGGTTGCGCTTTTCAAAATGTGTGGAGGATAGGGACTCCCTGTCTCCAGACAGCAAAAAGCCCCGCTTTCGCGAGGCCTTTAGTCGGTAGTCGTTGGCGCGACTGCCTAGGTACTTCTTTGTCTCGAGGGAGACATCAACATGCAACTCAAAAATATCAAAACGTCAAGCCAGGCGCAACAGCTAGCGACCACTGAGGAGGTTGGATTTCTCCTGACCCCCAGCGGGCTCTGTGCGCTCCAGGTCTGCGAGGGGGTTCCCATCGTAGAGGTAATGCAACGTTACGAGGAGTCGCTCAACGCTCTCTGCGTTTTGCTCAGGCGCATGGCCAGGGACGTCGTTCACCCTATGAACGACTCCGAGGCGGAAGCTATCGCGCTGCTCACCGAGGTGGTGGCGGCTATGCACAGTAGCTGCGTGCGCGGCCTTGATGCTACGGGAGGTGCTGCATGAACGCGCTTCTGAGAGCTCGCCCTATTGACCCGGAGAACAGCTTCTTCAAGGTCAACCCAGGACTTTCCAAGCGGGAAGCATTGGACGAGGCCAGCGTCATTCTGGCCGGGCTCAGCGACATCCTCATCTCCCTCGTCGAGGGTAGCCCCATGGATGGCAATGGCTACCACGCGCTGGCGTACCTGAGTGATGCGGCAAAGGCTCTGGTGGATGCCGCCATCCCTCTGCCCGCGGAGGAGGCGGAAATCGCCGCTGCGCTCAATGCAAAGGAGCGCCGCCAATGAACCTCTCGACGCTGCTCAGCAGTCTGAGCTCCCGGGTCCCGGGCGAAGACCTGACCGATAAACAGATTCTCTCCATCAAGTCAGACCTGGGGGCGGCTCGGCAAGCGGCTCAGAACATGGCGCTTGGTGTCGCCGCGGTCGGGAATCTGCTGGCGAACGTTGGCGCTGAAGGCGAAGTCGGCCAGGAAACCTCAGAGCGTCTCGGCTGGTTTCTGGAGGAGATCGGGGGGGCCATCTTCATGTTGGTTGAGCTCGAGCAGGTCTGCACGGATCGCATCAACCGGCAGAAGGAGGCTCAGCAATGAGGGCCACTCTGGGTATCAGCTTCCGGGCGACTGCGCCCGTTGATCTTTCGAAGGGAGATCAGAAAGCGAATGTCCTGTGCGTGATGGATGACATCGATGCCGACCTTGCATTGGACAGCGCTGTCGACCTGCTTGACGCGATTCAAGGCGGGCTCCTCGACATCCTCGACGAGCCGAGTGTTAGTCGTCGCGTAGTCCTACTTCTTCATGCGGCCGAGACAGCCACTGCCCTGGTCCGTGCTGCCCTGGAGGGTGGGGAGGTGGCCAATGACTAGGCGCATTGGAGCGAAAGCACTCGGTGACCAGCTCTACAGCTATATCGGCGCCATCCAGGACTTGGCTACCGCAGTCCGCGAAGACTTGGCTTTCGAAGGTTGCGAGCCGGGCCCACGCCTGACCGGCGACCAGGTGGATGCGATCCATCTGTCGATTATCACTATCGCCAGGTTGGCTGGCGAAGACTTGATCCAACTGCTGACCGAGCTGGAGGTGCCGGCATGAGCTCTGTGTCTGATGCAAAACGCCCTCGTCGAGGCAAGAAGCCACAGGGGATATCTCTCCACCCGCGCGCCAAGGAAACTTGGCAGCGCTTGCCCTTCGTAGGCAAGGACCATGGTCGCTACTCAATGTGGGATGTTCCTTTGACTGGTAGCTACCTCACCGGTCTCGAGGCCGGCAAGAGTATCGCGCACATCTATCTGAAGTATGTCCGGGATGTGGACGACTGGATGGCTTGCGAGGTGCTCAGGAGCATGGTGCGCGATTTGATCACCAAAGCCCCTTCGGACGAGCAAGAGGAAACTGTCAAACGCGGCCAGTTCGCGGGGTTCATGGGCGAGATATTCAACTGGCTCAAGGTGTCCGCCCAGTTTGCCGGAAGCAGTCTAGACCGAGTGGAAGACCAGGGCCTGGTAGATCGGGTGAACCACTACCTGGATGCAGGCGTAGCCGATGCAATAGATGCGGCTATTACGAGGGCTTCGACATGACTGGCCTGACCTCAATTGGCGGCCAGGCCGCCACCATGACCACCATCGAACTGCGGGACATGGTCAACGAGGCTCGCTTGGCTGCTGGCGAACCGAAGATCAGAAACGATCAGTTTCTCGCTCGTGTCGAAGACGAGTTGGGCGATGAGCTTGAGGGGGTGCAAAAATATTACACCCCCTTCCACGGCAACCAGGTCGCCACCTACGACCTGACCCTTGACCAGTGCATGCTGGTCGGGATGCGCGAATCTAAGTCGGTTCGCCGAAGCGTATTGGCCAAGCTGAAGTCTCGGCGGCCTCCGATGACTCAGGCCGAGCAGTTGCTCGCGCATGCCCAGTTGCAGGTCCAACTCGAGCGCCGACAGCAGCAGATCGAGCAACAGCAGGCCCAGCACCAGGTCGCTATTGAGCGCGTCGAGCAGCGGGTCGAGGACCTGTCCGAGTCCCGTGTTTGGGACCACTGCCCGCAGAACTGCATGCCGATCACCCGCATCCGTGAGGTGATCAATGACCGTTACGGCCTGTCGGCCACCGTGGTGGACGCCGTGGTGCGCCAGATGCCGATCAGTCCGAAGCCCTGGGGCATGGTCCGCAACGGCCACGAGAACGCCCAGGGCAGCCAGTACGCGGTCTGGGCGACCAGCGATATCACTGCGGTCTTCAAGCGCTTCGTCAGCGAGTGCGAGCGGGTTACCGAGACCCAAGCTACCCATCCCTATTTCCCGGGCCGGTTCCGGCTGGCCCCGAAGGTGAAGTCATGAGCAAGAAAAGCAAGCGCAATACCACCGAGCAGGTGACTCCTGAGTTTCTAGCCGCTGGCCGCCTCTACACCAGCATGTGCAAGTCCGGCTTGTCGCATACCCCAGAAGCCGCAACTGCGTTTCAGCGCATGTACGACGCAGCCCCGGAGTCGTTCCGCCAGGAAATGCACGACATGGCTGTGCAGATGGGGCTGATGCCTGCCGTTCCGGATGGCTATACCGACGACGGAGAGCCCGTTTACGAACTGGAAGGGATGGCCAAGCGGCTGGGCATTGATCCCGAAGAGGCGAAGCGCAAA